ATGGTTCAACACCACAGTCGGTTCTGAATTCACTTATCTCTACACCGACACCGATGAAGACACATTTGTTTGGGTCGATATAGATCATTTGGGTCGTGGTGAAACTGGTTTCGTGAGACTTGTTGGTGACACGATGACTGGAACACTCACTGGAACCAATGCTTCGTTCTCAGGAATCACAGCATCAAATGGTTTCATCGGAACACTCACTGGAACCAATGCTTCTTTCTCAGGAATCACAGCATCAAATGGTTTCATCGGAACACTCACTGGAACCAATGCTTCATTCACCAGTTTCACAGCAACAAATGGTTTCATCGGAACACTCACTGGAACTGATGCTTCGTTCTCGGGAATCACAGCAACAAATGGTTTCATCGGAACACTCACAGGAACCAATGCTTCATTCTCAGGAATCACAGCAACAAATGGTTTTATTGGAACAATTTTAGAAATAAACCCATCAACTACCTCAGAAAAAGAATGGTACGATTTGGTGGTTGGTCAAGTGACAGCAGATGATTCCTCCTCCGTGAACAATTTTTATATTTCGTCGAAAACAAATCCAACCACTCCCAGCCAAACTTTCTCTATGGGTGATTTCAACGTGGGAGGTTTGGGGGAAGATAACAGAAAAGATGCAAGGCTTAGAGTACATGGGAGAGCTTTGAGAGTCACAGGACCAAATGATTTCCTGTTGGACGAATACATAACTAAACGACATCTCAACGAAAATCTTCCAGTTTATGAAACGCAAACTTTTTCAGCTAACTGCACAGCTATCATGTTATGCAATTCATCTTTGACATGGCAAATACCAATAACGGTAACTATAGCCGAATCTGGCATTGAGCTTGGAGGAGTATTTTATGGAGAACAAATTACAACTTATGAGTTTCCAACACCAGCACAGATAAGAAGCAATTACATCTCAAACGAAAAAGAATGTGGTGGAGCAAACAGAGTGAATAACACTATTATAGGCCCTTTAGGAACAATTCTTTGCGTAGGTATTCCGTTCAGTTTAATTTATTCGGGTTTAGTTGTAATTTGGAGATTACCAGTATACGATAATGGTTCTTTTCAAAGCTTAATTTCTAAAACTAGGGAAAATAGTGTGATATTTAGAAACATAAGAAGAAATAATACTCCCATTACGATAAGTAATACATTAACTTTTAATGAAAATCAAAACAATTATATAGATAATGATGAATTTATATATGCGAGACATGTCTCAAATGGCTACTCCGATGCCAGCATTAGTAGCTCTTTCAATGTCTTTGGATCAACTCCTAACAATAATTCTTGTGCTTCCTTTACCGACCCCGACGCGGGAGTAACATTTACTAGTGAACTAAAACCAAAATTTATAGTAACTAGAAGAACTTAAAATATTTTTAAAATTTAAAAAAGAGACTAAAATGGCAATATATTTCAATCCAAACGATAAACTTTTTTACAATTCTGATTTTACCGCAAAATCCAAGATAACTGGTAGTTTTGTCGAAATAGCAACTAAACAAGAATATTACGATTTAATCGATCTTGTCGTTAGAGGTTATGAATTGGATGTAGACGAATTTGGAGGCATAACCTATAGTTTTGTTGGTTTTGATCCTGAAATCACAATTCCTACATCAGATACCACAAGTGATTATATATCATTTTTTTACGCTAATATTAAAAATTTATTAGAAGGAACATCAATTTCCTACGGCTATGATTCAATAGACAATGCGATTTCCTACTACAATTCTGGAATAACATCATGGAGAAATGAAGCAATCGCTTTCAACACATGGAGAGACAATACAGTTTCCCTGATGTACGACAACATATTCAGTTTCACCGCTGATGGAATCACTCTTCCAGATCTGCCTGGATTCACTGGTCAGACTGGATATTTCGACGTCGGAATCACATCACCATCGAGACCAAACTTATTTAGCTAAGGAACCATAAATGGCAGGTTTAACATTTCCTAAAAATCCAACTGACGGACAGACAGCTTCTTGGTCATTTGTAGATGCCAATGGAATCACGATAGTCAGGGTATGGACCTTTGACGAAGAAGCTTCTGCTTGGACTTCCACTCCGGCGAACCTATCCTTTGGATCTGGATCGGGTGGAATCGGTTTTCAAGGACCAACTGGACCAGCTGGATCGAATGGAGCTACTGGAGCTACTGGAGCCGTTGGTGCTACTGGAGCTACTGGAATTATAGGTTCCATATTCGTAAATGGAATCGAATACACCGATGTGGAATCACTTAAATTCTTCTCGGATCATTCAATAACCCACTCCTCCGCAGACAATGTTCTCACCATCACATTTGGATCCGAGTTTGGTTCCATATCAGGAAATTCAAAGGAATCTGGGGTTGCTAGATGGGATTATACGGTGTTCAAAGCAGATTTCAATGGTTCTTGGAGTGTCAGTGCTCCTTCAATCACTGCGAGAAATCTCTTGGAAATTCAAAACACCGGATCGACTGCATATGGAATTTCTGTCGTGGGTGGTGATGGAACAACCATAGCTGGATTCACTGGTTTTGATGTTTTGCCAGTTCCCAACGGAACCATAGTGGAATTGTCATATAAGAGCGGAAGTTATTTCTTCTCGGCACCAAATCCGATAGAGGGAGTTTGTTGATTCCTTGGAAATGACTTTGAAAATGTTTTTGATTCTTGCTAGTTGAGGTATAAATACTTTCGAACCTTTGTTGAAATGGAGATTTTATAATGACCGATGTCATGAATTCGTTGATTGAAAAACCCAAAGCCAAACCAACAATAATCACACCAGAGATGTTGAGTTCTCCTCTTCCTTCTTCGTCGAAATCGAAGAAACCTTTGGGTGAAAAGAAGACCATCACTCTCTGCATGATCGTAAAGAATGAATCCAAGGTCATTGAGAGATGCCTTGCATCTGTTCTTCCAGTCATCGACCATTGGGTGATTCTCGACACGGGTTCCACTGACGGAACGCAGGAAAAGATCCGTGAATTCTTCAACAATGTTGGAATTCCAGGCGAACTGCACGAAGAACCTTGGGTTGACTTCGGGACCAATCGTTCAAGAGCTCTTGAACTCGCAAGGGACAAAGCAGACTATTCCTTGATGATCGATGCGGACGAAGTTCTCGTCTACGACTCCAATTTCGATCCAGATGCCTTCAAGAAGGGACTCGTCGCCGATATCTACAACATCTTCGCTTTCTACGGAAACACCAAGTACCATCGTCCTCAACTGACATCGAACTCCAAGGAGTTCTACTATCGTGGAGTCTTGCACGAATATGTTGATTGCAAGGAAAAGATAGAGAGCCGTGAATTTGCCAAAGGATTCACCAACACCCCCATTCAGGACGGAGCTCGTTCTTCAAATCCCAAGAAATATGAAGACGACGCCAAGGTGTTCGAAGAAGCTTTAGCTTCAGGAAAAGTCGAGGAAAAGGACTTCAATCGTTACCACTTCTATCTCGCACAAAGTTATCGTGATTGTCAACAGTGGGAAAAGGCGATGGAGTGGTACAACAAGAGAGTGGAACTTGGTGGTTGGCAGGAAGAAGCATTCTACTCCAAGTATCAAGTCGGAAGAATCATGGAGATTCTGAACAAGCCATTGGATGAGATATTGAAGACCTATTTCGACTCATATCAGATGGCGCCATATCGCGCCGAACCACTTTGGGCTGCAGCAAGACTTTGCAGACTCTATTCCAGATTCGATCAGGGATACCGTTATGCCAAGATTGCAATATCCCTGAACTATCCAGAAGGAGCTCTCTTCGTTGGTCAAAGTGTCTACGATTGGGGAATGTGGGACGAATACGCGATATGCTCGTTCTGGACCGAAAGGTACAGGGAAGCTTACATTGCCACTGGAAAACTCCTACAGGAAAACAAGTATCCACAGGACCAGAAGCAAAGAATAGAAGCAAATCACAAGTTCGCAATGGATGCTCTTGTGAAGAGGGGCGGGACAATCTGAAGAGAAGAAATCTCCTAAATACTTCAAGTTTAGGAGATTTTTCATATGGCAAGAATCACCAGAAGGCAACAACTAATCGATTATTGTCTTCGAAGACTTGGCGCACCCGTCATCGAAATAAATGTGGATGGAAGTCAGATCGAGGATAGACTCGACGATGCTCTTCAATTGTTTTCCGAATTCCATTTCGATGGAGTGGAAAGAGTCTTCTTGAAGTATCAGATGACTCAAGAGGACATAGACAATGGCTACATAATGATGAAGTCAAACAACGAAGGATTTGACGCTGCGGACAGGGAAATGACTGCAACAGAATCGGGTGTCACCGAAAATGTCCCGATTGAAGATCTCATAACGAGTGTGATAAGAGTTTTTCAGTTGAGAAACACCTCGATAGGAATGTTCGACATTCGCTATCAATATGCTCTGAACGAACTCTATACATTCGGATCATTCGATCTTCAACACTACGCAATGATTCAGCAGTACCTGAGTCTTCTATCGGACATTCTTACGCCAGAAAAAGAGATAGAATTCAGTCGAGTCACGAACAAGATAACATTCCCGATGACATTGACCAAGGAGTTTCTTCCTGGCGACTACATGATATTGGAGTGTTTCCGTGTTCTCGACCCGAGAATATACCCAGAGATATACAACGACAGATTGTTGAAGAAATACACCACAGCACTGATAAAGAAGCAGTGGGGTGAAAATCTCTCCAAGTTCGAAGGTATGACCATGCCAGGTGGAGTCACCTTCAACGGAAAGAGAATGATAGATGAAGCGCAAGCAGAAATAGACAAGATAGAAGAGCAGATAATAAACGAGTTTGAGCTTCCTCCAAATTTCATGGTCGGTTGAAATGGCAACAAACAAATATTTCATCAACTACAATTCCAGATATGAGCAAAGTCTCCTTGAGGACATAGTTATCGAATCCATAAAAATTCACGGATTCGACATCTACTATCTCCCACGGGAATTGAATTCTCAACCGAACATATTTGGCGACGACCCGATTTCATCCTTCAATCAACACTTCATAGTGGAGATGTTCCTACAGACGGTGGATGGATTCGAGGGAGATGGGGATTACATAAGTAAGTTTGGATTGGAGATAAGGGATAGTGCCACCTTTGCGGTATCCAAGACCAGATTCCAGAATATAACTGGAAAATTCAGGCCTATGGAGGGTGACATTCTTTATTTCCCACTCACCAAGAAATTTTTCGAAATAAAGTTCGTCGAGCATGAAAATCCATTTTATCAACTGGGAAAAAACTATGTGTACACCCTCAAGGTAGAACTTTTCCAATACAGCGAAGAGGAGTTCAACACCAATTTGGAGGACATAGATTCTGCTATAGACACAAGAGAATACACAAAAACTCTAGTTTTAGGAGCTACTGGTGGATCTGGCAATTTTGCTCAAGGAAGTATCGTGTACTCGTTTGACAATGGAGCTACATTCGGATCACTCACTGCTGCGGATTCGAATGCAGAAGTGGTGAATTACCAAGGTTCAAACTTGACCATCAGAAATCCAGTGGGAGAGTGGAGAGTTTCCAATGCTTCAAGAAACACATATGTCGTGAGTTCAGACAATCAATTCTATGCAAAGATAAATTCAAAGATAGACAAGGTGGATTCGTTGACCGCAAACGACAACGACATATTGGAATCGAAATCTTTGGAATTCTTGGATTTCAGTGAACAAAATCCTTTTGGAGAGTAAAATGTTCGAATTCTTCTATCATCAAATAACCAAGAAAGCAATAGTGGCATTCGGATCACTCTTCAATGACATCTATATTGCTAGGTATGAAAACGACGGAACTGAAAAGGAAAGAATAAGAGTTCCATTGTCATACATGTCGAAGCAAAAATTCATAACTAGATTGAACCAAAATCCAGATTTAGCCAACAATTTCTACAACAATCTCCCGAGAATGTCATTTGATTTCAATCTATTCAGTTATGACCCATCCAGAAAAAATGACACTTTTCAAAAATCTCTATACAAGAGGGATTCGGATTTTTACTATAGGTATGGAAGAGTTCCATATATAATAAAGTTCAATCTGAACATATTTACAAAAAACACCGAGGACATTCTTCAGATATTGGAACAAATATTTCCTTGGTTTTCACCTGAATATTCGGTAAATGTGAAAATGGTGAATCCCACGGACATGAGTGTAGATGTGCCTTTTATCATAAAGTCCGTCACATATGAAGACAATGTAGCAGATACTGGATTTGATGCTGACAGAAAAGTGGTTTCTTCGACAATAGAATTCGATTGCAAGTTGTTTTATTATGGCCCAACTAGAAAGTTATCTTCCACACCAGAAGGAAGCACTGCATTTGGAGAAAATGTAAGTATTCCCGAAGGAATGGTTGGGAAGGTAATTACCTCTGTGTTCACTCCTGGAGTAGAAGAGCCATTCATGACCGCTGTGACTGGCTTGACTGGAACCGTTGATGCTTCCAATTTTGATTTGAGTCTTTCAGGTGCAAGTGCTCAATATTACATGATTTACACCAAACATCCCTTTTTATGATCCTTTTCGCTTGAATGGTGTATAAATAGCATTGAATGTGCCGATGAAGCCGAAGGTTTCTATACAGTTTTAACAAATGAAAGATAAAGTGGAAAAAAACATATCAGATGCTCTGGGCATAGAATATATTCCTATTGTTGAAGAAAAGGATTTAGCTAGCTCAGAAGAATCATCCACCAAAAACAATTCAGCTTCCGATCAAGCTCAAGCTGATGCTGATTATGCTCTGGTAAGAAAAAACTTAAAAAACATAATAAATCAATCTGAAGCAGCTATTGAAGGCATATTGGATGTAGCTAGCGAAAGCGAGAGCCCACGCGCATATGAAGTGGTGGCCCAATTGATACATAGCAGTTTGGATGCAAATGGCAAGTTGATGGAACTGCACAAGAAAATGAAGGATTTGAAGAAGGAGGAAGGTGGAAGTGGACCGAAGTCCATAACCAACAACTCCATCTATGTCGGGAGCACAGCGGAACTTCAGAAGTTCCTGAGTGAACGAAAGAAAGCAAAGTTGCTGGAGAAAAAGGATGCCGATAAAGAACAATGACCACTACCTCGGCAATCCACTCATCAAGGCAGCAAACACTCCTGTAGAATTCACTCCTGAGCAGGTCGAGGAGTACATAAAATGCTCGAACGACCCCATCCACTTCATAGAGAATTACATAAAAATAGTTCAAGTTGACAGGGGATTGATTCCTTTCGAGATGTATCCTTTTCAGGAAAACATAGTGAGGACGATTCACGACAATCGTTTCACAATATGCAAACTTCCTCGTCAGAGTGGCAAATCGACCACCATGATATCGTATCTTCTGCACCATGTCCTTTTCAATCAGGACAAGAAGGTTGCGATTTTGGCGAACAAGTTGACCACTGCAAGGGAGTTGCTTCAAAGATTGAAGAAATCCTACGAGAATCTTCCGAAATGGTTGCAGCAGGGAATAATCGAGTGGAACAAGTTGTCCATACAACTGGAAAATGGTTCCAAGGTCATCGCTTCATCCACTTCCTCGTCGGCGGTTCGTGGTGACACTTACAGCATAATTCTACTTGACGAATTTGCCTTCGTTCCCAACAACATTGCCGAAGACTTCTTCAACTCCGTTTATCCCACCATTTCTTCGGGTGAAACCACCAAAGTGGTAATCGTGAGCACACCCAAGGGAATGAACATGTTCTACAAGTTGTGGAAGAACGCGGAAAACGACAAGAATTCCTATGTTCCATTGGAAGTCCATTGGAATGAGATTCCAGGAAGAGACCAAAAGTTCAAGGAAGAAACCATTCGCAACACTTCCGAGAGGCAGTGGATGCAGGAGTTCGAATGTCAGTTTTTGGGTTCCGAGGATACTCTCATATCATCCGCAAAACTTGCTACCATGCCATTCGAGGAGCCTGTTCGTTCTGCGGTGGATGGATTGGACATATTCGAGGAACCGAAGAAGGACAATGTCTACATCATGTGTGTTGACACATGCAGAGCTCAAGGAGCTGACTACCACGCTTTCACTGTCATGGATGTGACCCAAATGCCATATAAAGTGGTAGCGAAGTACAGAAACAACACTCTTCCCGTTTTGATGTACCCCACGGTGATAGAAAAGATGGGTAAATATTACAACGATGCTCACATTCTTTTGGAGATAAACGATGTCGGTTCGGAAGTTGCGGACATTCTCTACCAAGAATTGGAATATGAGAATGTCCTTTTGGTCTCCAATCGCGGCAAGAAAGGTCAGAAGGTGGACGGTGGTTTTGGTGAAAGTGGAAAGGTGCAATTTGGTGTTCGCACCAGTTATCAAATAAAGAAGTTGGGGTGTTCGATCCTCAAGGAGATGGTCGAGCAGGACAAGTTGGTGGTCACGGATTTGGATATTATTTCAGAGTTCAGTACCTTCACTTCAAAAGGAATTTCCTACGAAGCATCCGAGGGGTATCACGACGATTTGGTCGATACTCTGATTCTTTTTTCATGGTTGACGACACAGACATATTTTCGTGAAATCATAGACATAGACACGAGAAAGAAACTCTACGAGAAGAGATTGCAGGATTTGGAAGCTTCCCTCTCCCCATTTGGTTTCATAGAGGACGGGATCGTGGATTTCGAGGAAGAGAAGCAAAGGGATGCTTCTTTCCTTTCTAGGGAAAATCCGAGAAGAAAAAATCTAGAACTACCCCCAAGTGATGTGAACATGGACGATGAAAGTAGTTTCTTTTGGTCTTGAGTCGATTGCACAACGCAAAAACACCCAAACAATAAATAAGTAATAGTAGAAAGCTCCGTTATTAGACTAAGGAGATAGAAATATGGCATTTCAAGTCAGTCCGGGTGTAAATGTAAGTGAAATTGATCTCACAACGATAGTTCCAGCTGTTGCTACCTCCATAGCCGGATTAGCTGGTTATTTCGAATGGGGACCAGCAAACACTGTGGTCTTGATAGACACTCCAAAAACATTCAGAAACATATTTGGTGATGTGAAGGAATGGAATTACGAAGAATATTTCACCGTATTGAATTTCTTGGGGTATTCGAGGGGGATAAAGATCGTCAGGACAATGGGTTCTGTAGGTTCCGTCGCCAACGCAAACAGTGCAGGAAAAACCGCAGGTGACCCGGAATCTTATGCACCAAACGACAATGTTGACATAACGACATTTGGTGGTGGTTTCTATTCCAGATACGCAGGTGAGAAGGGAAACAGTCTTGCGGTTTCGATTGGTGGCAATGGAGTTTCAGCTGGGTCGAATTGGACAGTCGGAACACAAGGCACTAGCACCTATTCGGACATATGGTCTGCATTCGGGAGAAGTCCAGATTCTTCAGACAACTTGATTTCAATAGCAGGAGCCACTACTTTCGACATGGTTCATATCGCTGTCTTGGATCAAGATGGTCTTTTCACAGGAACCAAGAACACCATTCTTGAGAAGTTTGAAAATGTTTCTCTTCATCCTAGAGCTAGGAGAAATGATGGAACTTCGAACTACTTCAAGAACATCATAAACACGACATCGCAATACATCAAGTGTGGTGGTGCTGTTGACAATTACGATCTCAACGACACCGCTTTCTATCCAGCTGCTATTTTTGGTGGTCCTGGCCTTGGGGTTTCTGGAATCAGTGATGCAGAAACGGACTATGTGTTCAGTTATGGCGGAACAGCACATGTCACCATTTCACTTTCGGGTGGAACGGGGGATCAAACTGGATCACTTTTTGATATTCCCGAGCAAGGTTATGAGGTTTTGGCTGATGCGGAAAAGGAAGATGTGAATCTTCTTCTTGGTGGTGGAATAAACATCGCTGAAGATGTGCAAAATTTGGTTCAGATCGCCGAAACAAGAAAAGACTGCGTGGCATTTCTTTCTTGTGACATCGGCAAGGTCGGTGCGAGTGTCAGTGCAAGCTCAACTGAAAGTGCGAAAGCAGACCGTTGCATAGCTTTCAAGAACAATGTTGGATCGAGTTCTTATGTCTTCATCGATTCGGGATACAAGAAGCAATTCGATCCATACAATCAAGTCTTCAGATGGGTGCCTCTCAATGGTGACACTGCTGGATTGGTTGCTAGAACCGAATTCACCAATGACGCATGGTGGTCACCTGCGGGATACAATAGGGGAATAATGAGGAATGCGGAAGCTCTTGCTTTCAATCCCTCGAAAATATACAGGGATAGATTGTACCCGAAGGGAATCAATCCAGTCATATTCCAAAAAGACACTGGAATTCTTCTCTTGGGTGACAAGACAGGTTTGCAGAAACCAAGTGCGTTTGACAGAATCAATGTTCGCAGATTGTTCATAGTTCTGGAGAAGGCAATCGCAACCGCATCCAAGTATTCCTTGTTTGAGTTCAACGATTCGTTCACTAGATCGAGATTCGTCTCTCTCGTCACTCCGTTCCTTTCGGATGTCAAGGCTAGAAGAGGCATGATCGATTTCAAGGTAGTTTGTGACGAGTCCAACAACACACCAGAAAGAATTGATAGAAACGAGTTTTGGGCAGACATCTACATCAAGCCAAATCGTTCGATCAACTACATTCAGTTGAACTTTATTGCTACTAGAACTGGTGCAAGTTTTAGTGAGGTTGGTGCTTAATTACAGATATAGAATCAAGGAGATAGAAATATGGCATTTCAAGTCAGTCCAGGCGTAAATGTAACGGAAATCGACCTCACAACCATAGTTCCAGCTGTTGCTACTTCTTTGGGTGGTATTGCTGGAAACTACGAGTGGGGACCAGCAAAGCAGGTGATATTGATCGATTCTCCGAAGTCATATAGGGCAATTTTCGGCAATCCAAAAAATTGGAACTATGAGCAATGGTTTTCGGGGTTCAATTATCTCAGTTACACGAACTCGTTGCAAGTAGTGAGAGTTGTAGGAACAGATGCAGAGAATGCTGCTGGTTGTTTCACGGGGGATGGTCAAACAGCTCCATCTGCACAACTATTTGAAAATGAGAGTTTGTTCAACAACGACTACAATGGAATTTTTGCTCGTTATCCAGGGCAAAAAGGAAATTCCCTCAAGGTCGCTATTTTCCCAGGACCAGGTGGAACAGCTATAAATGAAGGGACTACTGGTTATGGAGCTGGATTCACAGCGTGGACGGAATCGGGAGTGGAATATTACGCGAACTTCGGATTTGGTTCAGAAGGAGCTCCTGACCACACGACCAACATTCAGACACTAGCAGCAAGTTTGACCACGAACGACCAAATTCATGTTTTGGTCATCGACGAGGATGGATTGTTCACTGGAGCTAGAAACACGATACTGGAAAGATTCAACAATCTTTCTGTGTATCCAGAAGCTAAATTGGACAATGGGGAAAGTACATTCTACAAGAGACATATCAACGACACATCACAATACATTTATGTCGGTGGAGAAGACATTCCTCAAGACGCAGCTTCCGACTTCTATGTTCAAACTGGTCTCCAATTCACCGACACTGGAACCTTTGGATATATTGCTGACTGGGGTGTCACAGGTCCAAATGGAACAAGAGTTCGTTTGGGTGGAGGAGTTTCTTTCCCACTCAATGGCGGCGCTGGTCAAACCAGTTCGAACTTGGTTTCTCCAACTGTTCCAAGTGACGATCCATATGGTTACAACCTTTTCGAGGACACGGAATCGTACGATGTCAATCTCTTGATTTCTGGTGGAATCGTGGATTCCACAAGTGTCGGAGCATTGAAAGCTATAGTCGAGTATAGAAAAGACTGTGTTGCTTTCTTTTCACCGAGAAACAGAAGTGACATAGAAGAAGAACAAGCAAAACTCGAAAGAGCTTTGGACTTCAAGGCAACTTTGGGAACAAGTTCCTACTGCGTAATCGATTCTGGATACAAATATCAATACGATCCATACAACGATCTTTATCGTTGGATTCCACTGAACGCTGATATTGCTGGTCTTTGTGCGAGAACGGATAGCACGAACGATCCTTGGTGGTCTCCTGCTGGATTCAATAGAGGACAAATCAGAAATGTCATAAAGTTGGCGTTCAATCCATCCAAGGCATTCAGGGATCAACTTTATCCCGATGGAATCAACCCTGTCATAACAACTCCAGGAGAGGGAACGATTCTCTTTGGTGACAGGACAGCATTGTCCAAACCAAGTGCGTTCGACAGAATCAATGTTCGCAGATTGTTCATAGTTCTGGAGAAGGCAATCGCAACCGCATCGAAATTCTCTTTGTTCGAATTCAACGATTCTTTCACCAGATCCCAATTTGTTTCCTTGGTGACACCATATCTCAAGGATGTCAAGGCGAGAAGAGGAATCATAGATTTCAAGGTGGTTTGTGACGAGTCCAACAACACTGCCGAAAGAATCGACAGAAACGAGTTTTGGGCAGACATCTACATCAAACCAAATCGTTCTATCAACTTCATCCAATTGAATTTTGTTGCGACCAGATCAGATAGCAACTTCACAGAGTTGGGCGGATAAAATATATAAATACAGACAAATGCTGTAAAAGGAGATAAAATGTCATTACCAGATATTCAAGGATTCAAGAATTCGTTACTTAGAGGTGGAGCCAGAGCTACTCACTTCTTGGTTCAGGGATTGAATATAGGAAGCATACAAGAGTTTTCTTATCTTTGTAGAGCTGCCTCACTCCCTGCAGCCACAGTGGCCGTGGTTGAAGTCCCAACTCCAGGTGGCAGAAAAATAAAACTTTCTGGAGACAGACAATTTGAAAATTGGCAAATAACTGTTTACAATGACACGAACATGATAATGAGATCTCGTTTTGAGGCTTGGCAGACTGCATGTGCCAACTGGGACAGTCCTGCAGCTTTCGACAATCTCGATTCCTATGCTTCCAATCAATGGAATGTGACTCAATTGGACAGAGCAGGGAGAGCTATGAGGGCATATCAGTTCTTCAATGCTTGGCCAACTGCTCTCGGTGCAATCGAGTTGTCTTTCGACGAAGCCACTACCATAGAGCAATTCACTGTTGATTTGGCCTATTCGCATTATGTTCCTGTTGCTGGTGGTGGAAGTGTTGGTCCCGCTGGAGTTCTTGGTGCTGATTGGGCAGTGAATCTCGGATTCTCTGGTTCCTTCAACCTTAACTTCGAGAGTGGTGGTGGTATTCTTTCCAGTGTGAATGCTCTAGCTTCCATTGGTGGTTCTTTTAGTCTATGATTTCAAAAATAGTTAGGAGTAGAAATGCCATTTGAATTTTTTGGTCTGAAATTCGGGAAAACAAAGCAGGAGAAGGAAGAATCGAAGTTGACATCCTTCGTTCCTCCTGAAACTGACGATGGTGCAGTAATAGTCGAATCGGGTGGATTTTACGGACAATATGTGGATTTGGACGGATCCACCCGGAGCGACTACGAACTGATCCAAAAGTATCGCGACATGGCTCTTCATCCCGAATGTGAAAGTGCAGTGGAAGAAATAGTCAATGAGTCGATCATTGCTAGTGACAACACAGATGTGGTCAAGATAAACCTAGACAATGTGAATTTGGACGCTGAGATAAAGTCTTTGATAACAAAAGAGTTCAGTACAATTTTGGAGTTGATGAGTTTCAACACAAAAGGTTACGAATTGTTTCGTCGTTGGTACATAGATAGCAGACTCTATTTTCATGTCATAGTGAATCCAAACAACATCAAAAAGGGAATAGTGGAACTTAGGTTCATAGATCCCCTGAATCTTCAGAAGATTCGTGAATTCAAGAAGGAAACACGACCAGATGGAACCAAGTTGATTGCGGATTTTGAGGAATTTTATATTTTTCACAAATATGTGTTTCCAGGTGGTCAAAAGAATTTTGCTACAGCTCCAGATGTTCAAGGTTTGAAGATTTCTCCCGATGCTATTTCAGCGGTCAATTCTGGTCTTTATGATACGAGAAACAAGAGAATAGTGGGATATCTCCACAAAGCAATCAAATCGTTGAACCAGTTGAGGATGATGGAAGATGCAGTGGTGATATATAGAATCTCACGCGCTCCTGAAAGAAGAATTTTCTATGTGGATGTTGGTAACTTGCCGAAACAGAAAGCCGAGCAGTATCTTCGTGATTTGATGAACAAACACAGAAACAAATTGGTCTATGATGCGAACACTGGTGAGATCAGAGACAACAAGAGAATGATGACCATGTTGGAGGACTATTGGATGCCTCGCCGAGAAGGTGGTAAAGGCACTCAAATAGAAACTCTTCCTGGTGGTCAGAATCTCTCGGAGATGGAGGATGTGAAGTATTTTCAGAAGAAACTATACAGGTCTCTCAATGTTCCCGTTTCTAGGCTTGAGAGTGAGAATGGGTTTACTTTAGGGAGATCCACGGAAATAACAAGAGATGAAATCAAGTTCACGAAATTCGTGAATAGAATGAGGACCAAGTTCAGTGAAATCTTCTACGACCTTTTGGGGAAACAATTGATACTGAGGGAAATAATCACCAAGGATGAATGGGAGAAGATTCGTTACGATGTTCATTTCGATTTCAAGAGAGATACTTATTTCGCCGAACTCAAAGAAGCTGAACTTCGCAAAGATAAAGTGGATGAGTTGATGAACATGACTCAATATGTAGGAAAGTTTTTCTCGTACAATTGGATTCGCAAGAATGTTCTCAAGTTGACCGATGAAGAGATTGTAAGGATGGAAAAGGAAATAGAGGAAGAAAGGAAGAAGGGTTTGATACCACAAGACCAATCGGAATTCGGTATATGAAAGACAAGACAGTAAAAATAGTAGAAAATTCCTTTGAAAAGGACTTTGAGTCGTTCAAGAAAAATTTATTTTCCTTGATTTCAGAAAAAATTCAAGAAACTTTGGAATCTAGGAAAAACTCTGTCTCTTCCTCACTATTGGGGGAAGAAGGTGATGCAGCTGCGGCTGAAGCTGAAAAACAAGCTTTGTTCGTTGACCCGAACATGGCCAAGGAATTTTTCATAAAGGATTTGGAGTACAAAGAAAATACCATTACTCTGAAGACCTTGGGTACTGGAATCGGCAAACCTGTGGTTTCTTACATCAACGGTGAACAATTTGAGGTGTTTGCGGACAAAGAAGTCGCAGAAAAAGAAAGTAAACAAGCAATAGATAGAATGATTGAAAAGGGTATAGACAGCCTTAAGGACTTGAGAAAAAGTTCAGCACAATTGAAAAAAGAGAAAGAGGCAGAACAAGCAAAATCTCAAGAGGAACCAAAACCAGAACCAGAAGAAAAAGAGAAAGAATCTAAATAATAAATAGATTATAGACTTTTAAAATAAGGATATAAAAATGGCAGAAGAAACAGAATATCAGAAGTTTTTCAGAAAAGCATTGGAAAAGCATGGAGTCAGTAGTCCAGCTGAATTCAAATCGGACGAGGAAAAGAAGAAGTTTTTCAACTACATATCAAAAACTTGGAAGGGTTCGGATGAACTCATCAAGGACATCAAAGATAACCCAGCTGTAAAAAAGGCAATAGACAAGGAATTGGGTTTGGAGGAAGTTGGAAAGAGACATGAAGAAATGATGACAGAAGCAAATGCATTCCTCAAAGCTCGTGCCGTCGCTATGTGGGAAGGAAAGAAGAAGTTTGAATTCGATGGAAAGACCTATCCTGTTATCAAGGTAACAGAAGAAAACTGATGAAATCCTTTTCCAACTATCTTTCGGAAGATCATGATGGAGAAATGGCAATTTCTCAACTTCGATCAATTGTTGACAATGCGACGAAGTTGCTTGAGATGGTGAGTTCCGATACCAATCTTGAGCCTTGGGTTCAGAGTAAATTGACGAAGTCTCATGATTACATTTCAATGGTCCACGATTATATGGCACATTCACCGGAAAGTGCTTTTGATGAGGGTTCACTTCTTCCCTCCGAAAGAAACGACCAGCAAAATTACAGAAAAACTTCATCGGGTTCGAAAGTCGCGATGAAGTATTGGAAAAACAGTCAAAAACCAGATTACAAACCAGATGCAGCTGCATCCGTTCGAGCAAAAAGAGTACACAGAGGAGGGTATCATGCCTGATGAATTAACTGCGAAAATGATAGATGCTTCCGTTGAAAAGAATGCTGTTCAATTCAAGGAACTCATGGATGCTTCCATGAATGAAAGAATTGCTTCTCAACTTCGAGACACCAAGATGGAAATTTCGAACAAGATTTTTGAAAATTCCAAGGAGTTTCAAATGAAGTTGAATTCAAAGAAAAAGAAGGAAGCTGCTATGGACAAGAATGATCTTGCCATGAAAGGCTCCTCCATCAATAAGGTCCAATAAATGAAGAACTTCAGAGAAATAAGAGAAAAAACAAGCACTTCATCATTGGAAGAGAGAAAAAATCTTTCATATGAAGTAAAGGACATGAAGTCCGCTGAATTCATAAAAAACGAACTCTCCTCTTTGGTCAAGGCAAATTTTGACATAAAGAAAAAAGGTTCGCGATACATGATCTCAGCTTCTCCGAAAACTTCTCAGGATGAAAAGATCATAAAATCCTTCATGGATGATGCAAAGATAGAAATGATCAAAGATGAATTTGTCAGGGGGTTGATGAAATCTAAAATGACAAATGAAGACATTTCCTTGGAGAATTTTCAAGGAGAAATCGTAGAGGTGAAGTCCGATATTGCAACAAAAATAATAGACATACACGACACATTGAATAAGGACAACCAAGAACTATTCATGGAAATGATCATATATTCACAAGAAACATTGAATCAAATGATAAGTTTTTGTGAGACTTATTCGGGGGACAATAAGTAATGGCATACACCACGATATCATCGACACACAATAGACTATTGGCTATTTTTTCAGGAACCACAAGTTTGACTTCTGGAACCCCTGCTTTTGGTGGATATACAGCTGATCCCTCGACTTTCAAGTTCACGAAGGGCTTCGTCGATTCTGGAAAAACAGCTTCGATAAGTTTTGGTGCTGCTGGATTGACGATGGTGCTTCCTTCTGGAGTCAACGATTTGGATTCACATGGAATGGCTGTTGGATCAACTCTTTGCGATGGAATCACGGTTGTTGTGTCTTCTGGTGGTTATGCTATATTGGAGTTCAAGGGAATTCCGACGAACATAGACGAAAACTACTTCAAGTAATATATCAGGAATAAAAAAATGAAACTATTCAGGGAAATCAACGAAGAGGTCCAGATTCTCACCGAAGAATCCGATAAAGGTGAAAAGAAATACTTTATCGAAGGTGTGTTTCTTCAGGGAAATCTGAAGAATCGCAATGGAAGAGTATATCCGATGGAGATTCTTGACAAGGAAGCTTCTCGATATTCCAAGAACTTCATAGAACAAAAGAGAGCATTCGGTGAGTTGGGACATCCCGAGGGCCCAACCATCAACCTTGAAAGAGTCTCACACATGATCACTTCTCTTCACAAAGAGGGTGAAAATTACATCGGAAAAGCAAAGGTCATGGACACACCATATGGCAAAATAGTCAAGAATTTGATTGACGAGGGTGCCAAGTTGGGAGTTTCTTCAAGAGGAATTGGTTCTCTTGAGGAGAAGAGTGGTGTGAACTATGTCAAGGACGATTTCCAGCTTGCAACCGCAGCAGACATAGTTGCAGACCCATCCGCTCCAGATGCGTTCGTGAATGGGATTTTGGAAGGCAAGGAGTGGGTCTATCAATCGGGTCTCCTCATCACTAAGAACACTCTTCGTGCTGAAGAGATGGTGGAGGAAACACAAAAAGAGTTGAAGAAAATTCGTTCAGTAAACCCAAGAAGATTGGAAGAAAAAGCAGTAAAAGCGTTTTCTCGTTTCATTCAAAATCTGTAATATTATAAATAAACAATAGAATCAAGGAGTATTTTCATGGATATTCAAGAAACAGCAAAGAAACTTATGGAAGGTGCCGAACAAATGGCAAAGAGTGCGGCTACCAAGGTAAAAACACCAAACATGGACAAGGGTGGAAAGCATAAAGATTCGGAAGATCTAGAAGGATCAACCGATGGAATGCCATCGGACAATAAAGGCAAGAGTACTTTCGATTCCAATGTTTCCACTAAATCAGGACAAAGACCAACCGACGAAAAGATGCCAGGAAAGACTGCTGGAAAACTTCGTAAGCAAGGTTCAACGACTTCACCTGAAGACGAAGTTGAAGTTGAAATTGATCCTATGAAAGATAACGCCGGAAAGGTCTCAGCTAAATCAGTTGGAAAAACTACCAAACTCACCAAAGAAAACTTGGAAGATTCGGATGAAGTGATCTATGAGGAAGAAGTCCAAGAGGAAATCTCAATCGAACATCACTTGGATGCTCTTTTCAATGGTCAAGACTTGACCGAAGATTTCAAGGATAGAACTGCAACCATCTTCAAGGCTGCGGTCAATGAGAGAGTTTCTTCGATTCGCGAAGAATTGGAAGCAAGAGTGGAAACAAAACTCGCTGCTGCTATCCAAGAAAACAAAGAAGAAATGGCAAGCAATCTCGATTCATACCTCAATTATGTTGTTGAGGAATGGATGAAGGAAAATGAAGTTGCCATCGAACGCGGTCTTCGCAACGAAATCACCGAGGAGTTCCTTGCTGGTCTTCGCAATCTCTTCCTTGAGCACAACATCGAAGTTCCAGAAACGAAAGTCGATGTACTTGAGAAGATGGCTGCAAGAATCGAAGAACTTGAAGAAAGTCTCAACAAGGAAATCGAAAACAACATTTCACTTCGTGAAAAGGTTGAGACCGCAACCAAGAGAGACATAGTCGAAGAAATCGGTTCGGATCTCACTGCATCCGAAAGAGTGAAACTTCGTAAACTTCTTGAGGGAGTTTCCGCAGAATCACACGAAGACTTCGTCACCAAGGCAAAGATTCTCAAGGAGAACTACTTTGCTGAAGAGATCGAACCGATTCGCAACACCGAAGAGGGAATCGACGATCTTCAACCAAACTATCTGTCAGAATCAAACGAGTCAATGAGTGAATATCTCAAGGCACTCAATCGCATAGGAAGAAAGTAATTAAAAAAAATTATCCAAAAGGAGTAAGATAAATGGAACCTACTACAATCACAGAACAACTTCAGAATAAGTGGCAGCCCATCCTCGAACACGCGGATCTGCCCGAAATCAAGGACACTTACCGCAAGCAAGTGACCTCGGTTCTTCTTGAGAATCAAGAAAGATATCTCAAGGAAGCCGCACCTGCAAACGCAACCGTAGCACAGGGTGGATATCCAATGAACAATTGGGATCCCATCCTCATCTCTTTGGTTCGTCGTGCAATGCCCAATTTGATCGCTTATGACATCTGCGGCGTTCAGCCAATGAGTGGTCCAACAGGACTTATCTTCGCTCTCCGCAGTCGTTATCAAGGACAGAAGGGTGCAGAGGCTCTCTTCAATGAAGCACAGACCAAGTTCGGTGGTGCTGGTGGTACTGCATATAATTCACAGAATCCAGCAGCTGGTGGTGGTGGTATCACCAACGGTTTGGAGGGTGGAAGTGTAGATCCTCTCGCAACCATTTCGACCAGTGCTGTTGATGCTTCCTTGACACCAACTGGTGCTTACAGCACACAATCTGGTGAAGCTCTCGGTGGTGTTGCTGCTGACTACTTCCCAGAGATGGCATTCAGCATTGAGAAGACATCGGTCGAAGCAAAGACCCGTGCTCTCAAGGCAGAATACACTATGGAATTGGCACAAGACCTCAAGGCAATCCACGGTCTTGATGCTGAAACCGAACTTGCAAACATCCTCTCGGCTGAAATCCTCGCAGAAATCAACCGTGAAGTTGTTCGTTCCATCTACTCGACCGCTAAACTCGGTTGCCGCGCTGGAACAGTTCAAACCCAAGGCATCTTCGACCTCAATGTCGATGCCAACGGTCGTTGGTCTGTCGAGAAGTACAAGGGTCTGATGTATCAGATCGAGAGAGAAGCAAACTTCATTGCTAAGGACACTCGTCGTGGAAAGGGTAACTTCATTCTCTGCTCTTCCGATGTTGCTTCGGCACTCGCAATGGCAGGAGTTTTGGACTACACCCCCGCACTCTCGACCAACCTCAATGTGGACGACACTGGTAACACCTTCGCTGGTGTTCTCAATGGAAAGACCAAGGTTTATGTCGATCCTTACTTCAGTCAGTCGGTTGCATACGACTTCTGCTTGGTGGGTTATCGTAGAACCAGCCCATACGACGCTGGAATGTTCTACTGCCCATATGTTCCGTTGCAGATGGTTCGTGCAGTTGGTGAGCAGACCTTCCAACCGAAGATCGCATTCAAGACTCGTTATGGTGTTGTTAACAATCCATTCGTGTCCACTGTGGCCGCAAATGGTGCATCAATATCTGACAAGTCGAATCCTCTCACCACTGGTGTTCGCGCTAACCCATACTACAGAATCTTCCGTGTGGATAACCTCCTCTGATAGATTCGGTAGGAACATAAATAGGGGGAGAGGGTGGAAACACTCTCTCCTCTCTTTTTTTGGAGAATAGAATGACTGAAATAAATGTAACAGATTCCACTGGAAAGCAACCGAGAAAAGGTGGTTTCTTTGCGAATCAGCCAGAAAATAATAATTTTCAAGAAACTACAGCTTTTAAATTGGTCATGCCCAAAATCCCAGAAGTCACTTATTTTTGTCAGAAAGTCAATCTTCCTGGCATAAGTATCGAGACTGCTGAACAAAGCACATCATTCAATTCCATATTGTATCCAGCTGGCAAAGTTTCACATGAAACATTCACTGCTAGTTTTGTGGTTTCGGAAAAATTGAACAATTGGTTGGAAATATATAAATGGATACAAAGTTGCTCAAATTACAGAGACTACGAAACTTTTGCTGGTAACGACAATACTCTGGTTAGTGATGCTAAATTGTATGTATTGACAAGTAAGAATAGTTTGAGTATAACTGCTAACTTCTATGGACTTTTTCCCATTTCCCTCGGATCCATCTCATTTGATTATTCCGACGTTGAATTGCAAACATTGATATCAGATGTGACTTTCGCATTTTCTTATTATGAGATAGAAGTTACTTGACTGACAACATTTATGTGTTATACTTTCGTCTATGACATTCGATGAACTCAAAAAAATGGTGGAAAAGGATGTCGTCATCGACGACACCGAATTGGATCGGGAGTCGATGCGAACTCCCCAGTTGCACAATAAATACTTGTCTCTTTATCACGATATGAGATTGATAAAGAGAAAATATGAAACCGAGTATAGAATCCTGCGAAAGAGAAAGTGGGAGTATTACTCGGGAAAGATGTCCGAGGAAGAAATGCGGGAACTTGGTTGGGAACCATTCCAGCAAAGAGTGCTTCGTCAAGACATTGAAATGTTTCTCGAATCCGACATGGATCTCATCAAGATCCGTGGAAGAATCGAGTATCAACAGGAAAAGTGTGAATATTTGGAAGGCATTGTCAAGTCGTTGTCATCCCGGCAGTGGACAATCCGCAATGCTATTGAATGGAGAAAATTCACTCACGGAATCAATTGACACATGGAAGATGTCTGCGTTTACATAGAATATAAGAATAGTGCTTACCTGAGAGTTTTCGCGAGTGAATCGTTGGAAAGAAACATCAGTGATTATTTCACTTTTGAAGTTCCCAACGCTAGATTCACTCCGGCATACAGAAAGAGAATATGGGACGGGAAGATTCGTCTGTACAACATACACACCAAATGTATCTATGCTGGTTTGTATGAATATCTTCTTGAGTATTGCGATCAACGAAACATTCCCGTCAAGGTCGATTCCCAGATACCTTTCAACGAGAACAAGTTCAGTGAAAACGACATAAAGAATTATCTGACCAAGGAACTGAAACCACACTCAGGTGGAAAACAACTCATTCCTCATGATCACCAAATTCAGGGTGTGATGAAAGCATTGAATCTTCGTCGTTGCCTTCTGCTTTCTCCAACCGCGTCGGGAAAGAGTCTCATCATCTATTCCCTTCTGAGATACTATCAGGATGTAATAGGAAAGAAGGAGAAGATTCTCATCATTGTTCCAACAATCTCGTTGGTCTTGCAAATGTACAATGATTTTGCTGACTATTCTTCCAAGGACAAGAATTGGGATGTCGAAAAGAATTGCCACAGAATACATGGTGGTGAGGAAAAAGAGACCGATAAGCAGATAGTGATATCCACATGGCAGAGCATCTACAAGATGACAGAGAAGTATTTCAAGGATTTCCGTGTGGTTCTCGGCGATGAGTGTCATGGGTTCCGCAGTCAGTCACTCACTTCCATCATGACGAAACTGATCGATTGTCCATATCGTGTAGGATTGACGGGAACTCTTGATGGTTCAAAGACACACAAGTTGGTGATCGAGGGTCTTTTCGGAAAGGTCCAAAAAGTAGTTACGACCAAGGAGCTGATGGACAAGAAACTTCTTTCCCCATTGAACATTCGTTGCATCGTCTTGAGTCATTCGCAACAAGACAGGGAGAAGTGCAAGGATCTCAAGTATCCGCAAGAGATTGAACTCATCATAAATAATGAAGAGAGGAACAAGTTCATTCGTGATTTGACGGTGAACACCAAAGGAAATACTCTAGTTCTTTTTCAATATGTGGAGAAGCATGGAAAGATTCTTTATGAGATGATAAAGAAGAAGGAAAAGGACAGAGAGGTATATTTTGTTTTTGGTGGAACTGAAGCAGAAACTAGAGAAAAGATTCGTGAGATAACCGACAAGGAAAAAAACTCCATAATAGTTGCTTCTTTCGGTGTTTTTTCGGTTGGTGTGAACATCAAGAGTCTACAGAACATCATATTTGCATCTCCTTCAAAGAGTAGAATTCGTGTGCTTCAGAGTATTGGAAGGCAATTGAGAAAGAGTGAAGGCAAGGAAATGGCGGTTCTTTACGACATCGCAGACGATTTGTCTTGGAAGTCGCGAAAGAACTACACACTGAGACATATGGTCGAAAGAGTCAAGATATACAACGAAGAGAAGTTCGACTACAAGATAACTAAGATATCATTGGAGGGCCAAAAATGAAGAGAAGATCCAGGCACAGAGTCCTTAAACTTCGTGATGGCACCGATGTGATTGGAAGAATAATAAAGGTGGATGATGGTGGGATGGTCTTGGACAGACCAATGCTGTACCAGTTGGTTCCCGTCTTCGACAGGGGCAAGTTGGAATACCTCACCGTTTCCTTCAAGAAGTGGTTTGAATTTGCCAAGACGCAAAGATACTACTTCCCAAAGGAATACATACTTGCACATTCGGAACCTGAAAGAGAATTGGTGAAGGATTACATCCAAGCCAAGAAGACCAACGACTTCATAGAGCAAACTGTTGATGAAATGGAGGAAAATGACTTGCAGGGAATGAATGTCGAGGATATCATGGACAAGATACAGAAAATGAATCCAAATCTCCATAGTGGTTCTATGGGTTTTGTCGGAAAAGGCTCGACCGCTTCTAGCAAACCCAGTGTAGACGACGAGTTTTGGAGGGGATTACCAAGATTTGAATGAAAGGCATGCATCATGGCAAAACGAAAACCAGAAAACTACATAGACAACAAGGAGTTCCTGAAGGCACTCATAGAATACAAGAAGGAAGTTCGAAAAGCAAAGAGAGAAAAACTTCCGATTCCTGGAGTCACCAACTACATTGGCAAATGCTTCTTGGACATCGCTACCAATCTTGCTAGAAAACCAAACTTCGTGAACTATGTCTTCAAGGAGGACATGATCAGTGATGGTGTCGAAAATTGCCTCATGTATGTGGACAACTTCGATCCAAAGAAGTCGAAGAATCCGTTTTCCTTCTTCACGCAAATCATCTTCTATTCCTTCCTTCGTCGGATTCAGAAGGAGAAGAAGCATCTCTACACCAAGATGGCATATTTCCGTGAGATGGATTATCGCAAGGAATTTGCCAATTGGGCAGTCGAGAACAATGTGGTTGAAGCGGATGCGAAGGATCCATACTTGGAGTTCTTCAATCTGAACGAGAACGACTTGAAGAACTTCGACAAGGTTGCGAAGAAGAAGGTCAATAAAAAAAAAGTAGTGACGGGAAAGGATAATTTGGGAAATTTCTTGGCGTGATGAAATTTTTTACAGAATGGAGGTGTCATAAATGAAAGTAGCTATCATTTGTGACTCGCACTTTTGGTGCTAGAAACGACAACGAACTGTTTTTAGACCACTTCCTGAATTTCTTTGAGGATCAGTTCTTTCCATACCTCAGAGAAAATGGAATAGGCACAATCATTCACTTGGGTGATTTCTTTGATCGCCGAAAGTATGTGAATGTGAACACATTGAACCAAGTCCGAAAGAGGTTTCTGTCTCATTTGGACGGGTTCAAGTTTCATTGCATTTTGGGCAACCATGACACATACTACAGAAGCACGAATGAAGTCAATTCATTAAAAGAAATCTTGGGAGACCGATACTCGTCATTCATTCTGCATGAAGAACCTGCCACACTGGATTTGGCGGGGTTGAGCGTGGCATTGGTTCCTTGGATCAACAAGAAGAATCGTGAGGATTTCCTCAACTTCGTCAAGACTTGCAAAGCATCGATTCTGATGGGTCACTTTGAAATCAATGGTTATGAAGTCATTCCTGGTCTGAAGTTCCGTGATGGTTTGGATGCGAGGTTGTTCTCCAGATTTGATTCTGTGTACAGTGGTCATTTCCATGCGAAACAATCCAAGGAGAACATACACTATTTCGGGACTCCATATCAAATCACATTCTCAGACGCAAATCTAAGAAAGGGATTCCATGTCCTAGACACGGAAACAGGGAAGTTTGAGTTCGTTGAGAACAAAGATCGAATGTTCCATGTCTTTGTCTATGACGAGAACGAACAGTTGAACAAGGAAGACTTCCGAAACAAGTATGTGAAGATCATGGTGGATAGGAGATCGGGAAGAAGTAACAATGGAGTTGATCTGTTGATAGATGAACTGAATTCACTTCCTGTAGCAAATCTCACTGTGGTTGAACTTGAGGACGAGAAGGAAGAGAACGAAGAGAAGATTGATTTACAGAAAGACACTTTGACCATAATCTCCGAAGAGATAGATAGAATGGGCATAAATAACTCCGAGAAGTTGAAGAAAATCATCAATGAACTTTATGTTGAGTCTTTGAATATTTGAAAGGAAATGAAAATGAGCAACATCAAAATGATTCGCACGCAGAGTAACGAGGAAATCATCGCAGAGATCACACAGGAGACCGAAGAGGGATTTGTCCTCAAGAATCCTTGTGTTCTAGCACCAACCGAGAAGGGACTTGGATTCTTTCCTTGGATGCCTTTTGGTGACTTGGAGGGATTTGTTCTTCCTCGCAAGGAAGTTCGTTACACTGTGAGTCTCAAGGCTGAATTGCGTAACGAATATGCCAACGCATTCAGTAAGTTGGTTGTTCCCGACTCGGGGTTGAAGTTGGTTCAGTGAAAAAATTTTAAAGGTTTTTTAAAATGAAATTATTTAATGTCGATATTCATATATCAATAATACATGATATAAAAACTTTATTTAAAGAAATGGGACATCAAGTTGATTCTTGGTGTATGTCTGGTCATACATGGGTAAATGACGAAGAAAGAATAGAAACTGAAATAGTAAATTCTAAAAATTTTATAAACATAGATCAAACTATGTGCGATAGATTTTATGAGGAATATAAAAACTTATTGAATGATTATGACGGTTTTATACACTCATATCCTCCTGCTTTTTCTGTTCTTTTTGAAAAATGGGACAAACCAATATACACCATTGCTTGCACCAGATATGAATTTCCTTGTGGTAGTGGGCCTTTTGCGAGTAGAGATAGATTGAAATGGTTGAACGATAAATTAATTTCAGGCAATAAAAATGGTCAAATAAAGTTTATTGCTAATAACCTATACGACAAAAAATATTGCGAGAATTATTGTGGAGGTGAATGGAAGCACATACCATCTATATGTAAATATGTAGAGCATATAACTTGTAATGGAATTAATAATAAAATGATTATTTGGGACAGGAATAGGGATGGATTAAGAAAAACTTTTTATAACTCAAAAATAGATACTAAATTTAATATTTCACAGGTTTATGATAGATCTAGACTTAATGAATACTGTGGAATTATACATCTTCCATACAATATAAGTATAATGTCTGCTTTTGAACATTATGCCATGGGAATTCCCATGTTCGTTCCATCGTATGAATTGTTAGTTAAATGGAAAAAAGAGGGTAAGGATGTTTTGGGTGAGTTGGAGTTTCCTAATAATTTAAATACTAATTTGAAAGACGAATGGATTAAATTAGCGGATTGGTATGACGAAGAAAATATGCCTCATGTGATTTTTTTCGATAGTGTGGAACAACTCCACGAAAAAATAAATATTTTTGATAGGATTGAAATTACTTCAAACATGAAAAATTTTTATTTTAAGAAAAAAAATAAAACCAAAAAAATGTGGATGGAAACATTAGGATGTTAGGACAAATTTTAAATAATAGTAATTTGGGGGGTTTTATTTCTTCACTGATAGAAGAAAATGACATTCAAAGTGTTTTGGAAACGGGAACGATGGATGGGACTGGATCAACTAAAGTTTTATATGATGCTTTACTATCAAAACCAAATCCAAAATTATTTTCTTTTGAGATAAATCCAAGTTATTTTTCTTTAGCTAAAAAAAGATATGAGTCTGTTGAATGGGTGAAAATCTATAATGGATCGATAATTAACTTTCATGACGTTACCATTCAAAAAATAGACACAGCTAGACAAAAGTGGTTAGATGAAGATTTAAAAAATTATAATTCTTCCCAATATATAAATTTGGATGATTATAGTTTTGACTTGTGTTTTTTGGATTCTAGTGAATTTTGTGGTTTTCAGGAGTTTAAAACAGTAGAAAAAAAAACTAAATATGTTATATTGGACGATACAAAAACATTAAAACATGTGGATACTTTGGAATATTGTTTAAAAAATCATGAATGTATCCTCAATTTTGATGGGGATAGAAATGGGTGGGCTTGTTTTAAAATGAAGGAAAGTTGATTCTCGTTGTTTAGTGAAAAATAAATTTTTGATGTTGTGAAAAGTTGTAGTGTAAAAATAATGAAAGGAGAATAATTTGTGAATATTTTAATAACTGGAAATGCGGGTTTTATAGGAAACGCTCTTTGGGATAGATGGAAAGACAAATATACTCTAAATGGAGTAGATGACTTGAGTAGGGAGACATCAATCTCTCCTGTAATAGATTCACTACAACCCCATTTATTTTTTTTAGAAGATATTAATAATATAGACAACCTTCCCCTGAAATTACCTAAACTAGATCTAATCGTTCATTTAGCTGCTCAAGTTGCAGTTACACATTCATTGATTGATCCAATTTCAGATTTTAAAACAAATGCTGAGGGAACTCTCAGGATGTGTTTGTTAGCAAAAAAACATCAGTGTAAATTAATATATTCTTCTACCAATAAGGTTTATGGGGAATTGATTGGGGTAAATACCCCCATAAAAGATTCTACTCCATTTTACCCACAAACGCCATATGGAATAAGCAAATGTTGTGGCGCACAATATGTTTTAGACATTCTTCCCGACACTGGGTATGTATTCAATCAGTCATGTATATATGGAGAAAAGCAGTTGGGTACAGTCGATCAGGGTTGGATTGGTTGGTTGAGAAATTGCATTTTTAAAAATATTCCTGTGACTTGCTATGGAGACGGGAGTCAAATTAGGGATCTTTTACATGTCGATGATTTGATTGATTTGTATGAATTGGTTTTGAACGAACAGATACCTCCTGGTTCTTATGTGGTTGGTGGGGGAGAAGAAAATTCATATTCGTTCTCAGAAGTTGTTCGTATTATGGGTGGTGAGATTAGTAAATATGAAAATTGGAGATCACGTGATCAAAAATATTTTGTTTCTTCCAATGAAAAGTTAAATTTTTTTGGGTGGAAACC